TCTTGTTAAACCTTGAACTCTTGCGTTCCAGAATGGAACTAATCTATTTATATTTGCACCCAGTGATCCTCGTTTAGCATAATCTAAAAGATTTCTAGCTTCAAAACCACCTCTTTCAAGTGCTTGTTTTTCTGTCAAACCTTTTTCAATAGCTTTTTTATAAGTTTTTTCAAAAATTCTAAACCTTGTCATCTCCTCTGATAATCTTGTCAATGCTTTGAATGGAGCTAGTATACCTCTGTCAGAATTTCTTATTGGTCCTTTAGAAAGAATATCATAAACTTTACCATCAAATATATTAGGTTTATCAACAGCTAATAATGTAGATTGCATACCACCAGACTTGACATATTTTTTATACATTTCCATTGCTTTTTTATTATTACCTTTTGTAATAATATTAAATGCACCAATGATTGAATCTTGTATTGGAATAAAACCAACTTTATTTAAAAAACTTGCTTGAATTGTATCTCTAAAAAAGTTTGGAACAGCAAAGTCTGGTATCAATATTGCACCAGCTCTAAGAGTTCTTGCAGGTGTGCCAAGGTAGTGCATAAACATATTGGCTCCTTGTTGGTCCATTGTCTTAAAAGCATTTGCTAAATCAACACCTACATCCCATGCTTCAGTTTTACCATCTCTCTTAATAAGTATTTGACCTTTATCTGTGGCTGTAAATTCTTGTCTAAATATTGTAAATTCACTTACAGTTTTATCTGACATTTTATCTATTTCTGATTTTTCAAAAAATCTTTCCAATTCTTTTCTTTGAATTTTTATAGGTTTTAATATTGGTTTTACTTTATCAATATAAGGATATGGATCTGGAGCATTAGTTGCTTTTGCTGCACCTTTTTGTTTTGCAATAAAATCTATAAAATTAACTTTGACTTTATTTCGTTCCGCAAGATTTACAATTTTATTTGTATTTTTTACAATAGTATCTAAAGGTGGAAATACTCTCTCCTTACTTCCTTTAATTCTTTTAAATGGATTTACTGATCCTTCAGTGTAACCTTTCTTACCATCTTTAGGAAGTTCTCTTGCAAAAGTAACATAATTTTTATTTGCTTCGGTCATAGCATTAAATGCTTGTTGAGATATTAGACCACCATCAACCGCATACTCTAAAAGGTGTCTTTGATAAGTATCAATTTTTTTTGCTGTTTCTTCAAATTGTAATTTATATTTTTTAACAAATGTTTTTGCAGTAGGAATATCAAAACCTGTTTCAATACCTCTAGCATCTAGCTCTACTGCTCTTCTATTAGTTAGATAAGTTTCAAATAACTGCATTTCATTCTTACCTTTTTTTACAATATCTGCTGTAATATCTTTTAATCCTAAACCTTTATCTGTTAAAGTTTTTCCATTTAATGTATTAAACTCTATAAAGTATGCAGCTCTGTTTGGCATACCTTCAAGTATTCTTGTTTGTTCGTATAGATTTAATTTTTCAATACCAGTTTTAGTATTTACTTTTGCTTCTTTTAATGCTTCTAGCACAGGATATTTAGTATCTATAGCTTCTATGATTGCTTTCTTTTTAACTGTTGATCCCATCTCTTTTAATCTTTCAGTAGTTGGTATTTCTACTTTAGGTTTGAAAACAATATTTTCCGCAGCTTTATTTGCTAGATCATCTTTAAATAATTGTTCTGGTTTTTCTGGTTGTGGTTTTTGTTTTACAGTTTTTCTATCTAATAATTTGTCATAAGCTCTAACATAACTTCTTGATCCAACATCTTCTAATATTGTTTTATCAACTAAAGAATCTTTAAATACTTGATTAGGTTTTTTACCAGTGTCTACAAATATTTTTTTAGTTCTATCTTCCATAGTTTTTTTAGGTAATCTTACACCTAATGCACCAAACATAACTGCTGAATAACTAAATTCTTTTAGTGTTGGAAGTTGTTGATTTAATATTGCACCGGCTCCTTCAAATGCTGTAAGCTGTGATGCAACTCTTGTTAAATATCTATCTCCAAGTTTACCAACAAAAGGTAATTTTAATTGTGGAGCTAACGCAGCTCCTGTAAAAATAGCTCCTTGTTTGACACCTTCAGCGATACCATCTTTTAAAAAATTTTTTAATATTTCAACTGGCTGTCCATAAGATTGCTGTTCTAATCCTTTTAATATTGTTTCTCTTGCAGCACCCGGAATAGCACCAGCAGTAAATGCACCCGCTATAGGATTTCCTGTAGCACCTGTACCTGCTAAAAAACTTCCACCATATATAGGTAATTCAGCACCAAGTGTTAAACCTCTTTCTAATAAACCTTCAAACCAAGTATAATCTTCTGGTTCTTCTTCTGTAAATGCTTCTGATAAACCTCCATCAGTAGCCAATCTATATGTCATATCATATAGTGTTTTACCCCAACCTCTTTTTAATATTTCATCTCCATCAAACTCTTTGCCTACTACTAATTCTTTTAAAGATGGTGCATCAGCTTGATCTATTTTTGATTGATATAAAAGTTCATCATCTGGTGATATTGATTCTTGTGTATAGTATTCGTTTTCTAATTCTTCTTTTATATTTTTAAAATACTTTACATTAGCTTTGTTGTCTGCAGGAACTGCACCAAACTCTTCTAATATTTCTGCATTAGAAAATCCGGCATTGTTTAGTTTTAATATTTTATCTTTCTTCCAATCTTCTATTTCTTTTTGGCTGAACCCACCTTGCTCTAATAATGTTTGCTGATCACTTAGCTTCATGCTTCTTCTGTGTTAAATCTAGTTACTATTAATGCTGCTGCAATGTTAGCAGCTAGTGTGTCATCTTTTTCTAATAAATTAACTAAATCTCTATTGCTTAAATTTAATAAACCTTCTCTTGCTGTTTCATATTCTCCTTTGTATTTTTTAGAAAAAGTAGATTCAAAATTACTACCAAATATAGGAGCAGAATTTTTTAATAAATCTTTTGCTGTATCTACTTCTATTTGCCAATATGACCTTGCTAAAAATTTTGTTTCTTCTTTTACAGGTTTATCTGTTCTTTGTACTTTAGTTTCATATTGACTTTCTATTTGACCAATTTTAGTTAAATAATCTACTAAAGTTTCTTTTGAAAAATTACGATCACCATCAAAGTTTGTAGCTGCATTTTCTATTGCAGATATTGCATCATTTGGAATTTTATAACCGGGTTGGTTCATACGATCTAATCGTTCTTTTGCTTTTAAAGCATTAAAAATACTACCTTCTGTTTGATATTTATTACTCCAGTTTTTAATTAAAACTTCATTCTCACCAAAAAGTAATTTTCCAAATAATCCTACTTGTTTTATGTTTGAGTTTACATCTAAACTAGCACTTAAATCTAAACTATACTCATCACCTATATCAATTTTTTTTTCTTCTTTTTGTATTCTGTTTAAATATTCTTCTGCTGTTTCTCCTTCAATTCTTGGTGGTCCATCAACAGTTTGATTATTTTCTTTAGCCATCTCAATTACAATACTACTCAAATCTGAAGTCTTAGGTAAAAAGTTTTTTATATCTTTAGCAATATAATTTTCAGATGTATAACTTAACAAATCAGTTGGGTTAGCACCTTGAGCCAATCCATTTAAATATCTTGAATGTAATGTTTGTCTTAACTCACTAGCTTTTGCATTATACTCTTTATCAAAATAATTTAAAAAAGTATTACCTTGAAGTAATGGTACAAGGTTTTCAAAGTATTTTAAAAATTGTTGATCTTGTTTTTTGAAAGTATTATTTTTACTTCTTGTAATAACATCTGATAAAAATTTAAAATCATTATCATTAATTGTTTTATTACCAGCTCTTTCTAAAATACTTTTAGGCTCTGTTTCTCCGGCTAATAAAAATTTAGTTGAAGTGTTTTTAATTTCTCCAGATGCTATTTTATTTATTACATCTGTATTAGTGTTATAATTTGTATCAAAACTAAATTCTTTATTAACCATTTTTTCATTTAAGATTACTATTTGATTATCAGTTTCTTCATCTCCAGTTTTAAATTGTTCTAACTCTTCTGTGCTAAAACCAAATTTTTCTTTATTTCCATATTTTTCCATAAAATCTTTTGATTTTTCAATGATACTTTGATCTAAAATAGCACTTGTTACATCCGCTTGTTGTTTAGCAAGTGTACCAAACTCACTTATTAGTTTTCTTCTTTCATCACCTTGTATGGTAGTAAAATTGGTTACATCAGATAAAATTACAAATGCTTGTGCAGCATTGTTTCTTGCTATCTTTCTTACCTGTGCAACTTCAATTAAGTTAGGAATTTTATCTTTGTAAATTTGTAAATCTTGTTCAGAAATTAATCCATCATTAACTAAACCTTGATATTCTGCGGTAATAGATTCTCCTACAGTTGCAAGATCAAAATTATTACCACTCTCAACTGCATTTAATATTTTATTTTCAACACTATTAGTTACTTGATCAACTCTTGTTTTGACCATGTTAGCTCTAGTTTGTTTTAAAACATTATTAATGTAAGAGGGTTTGTTAGATGAAATATTTAAATCAAAATATTTTTGAATATAATTGTTACTTGCTTTTGATTTATATTTATCAACTACTTGTTTGTAACCAGCATTAAAAAAATTAACACCTTCATCTGGTGTAGATTTTAATTTAGCTTGTTCTTTTATTTCTAATAATTCTTGATTAGCATCTGCAATTAGTTGTCCACCTTCTACCTTGTTAGATATTTCTTTTTCTTTTACATAGAATTGTGTGATTGCATCTGCGGCTGGTAATAAAGCTCCAGCTAAACTTGATTTAGGTGAAACCTGTATATTACTTTTTACAGCTCCTACTTCAGCAGTAGGTGTAACTTGTGCTTCAAATGTAGGTATCTTTGCCATTATTTATTCCTTGATCTGTTAGTAGATTTAGATCGTATTCTTAAATTACTTTTGCTGTTGTTTCTTGGATTTCTATCTTTATGATCTATATCTTTACCTAATATACTATTACCATATTTTTTTTTCATAATTCTTCTTGCACCATTTCTACCAGCTCTATTTTTTTTTTGCTTTGTCTTAGAATGATAATTTTTATATTCTGATTTATAATTTCTTTTCATTAACTAAACATCCCCATTTGTTTCATAGTTAATAAACTAGATCCTGCTCCAGCTAAATAACCTATTGCTTGTTGTCTACCTTGCGCTCTTGCTAATGATCCTTGGATTCTAGCAAAATTAGCTTCTTCTAATTTTTTAGCTTCAGCAACTTTACCATTGTATTCTATAATATCTCTTTGCAGCTCTGCTTGTTCAGCATTAGATTGTAAAATTTTTAATGCAGTACCCGATAATTCTACACCACTTTTTAATGTAGCAACTTTTGTAGTAGATTGAAATTTCTCAAAACTTTGATTAAATTTTGCAATATTAAATTCTGTTAATTTAGCTTGAGCTGCTGCTTCTTGCTCTGCAATAATTGCATTTCTATTTGAAACTTTCTGATTAAACTTTCCTATTTCATTTGCAGAGGTAGCTGCTGCTACACTCATTACTGGTCCAATAAAAGGTATAGCTGAACTCATTAGAATATCCTCGCGTATCTATATTGATCTGTACCATCAAAACCAAATTTTTTCATTAAGCCTTCGTTCTCCAAACCTAACCACTCTGCAAATCTTTGACCTTGTTTAAAATCTTTTCTAATTGCAGTTTGTACTCTTTCTATATCGTGTTCTCTTGCAACTCTAGCAAAATCTTTTTTTATTGCACGAGCTACAGCTAAAGGGTTTTTCCAAATATCTTTTGTTGCAATTACCCAACCTTCAGCTACTCGACCCCAAACCATTTTCATTCCGGCAGCAAAGATAGGTTGATAATTAACAATACCTGTGAAAGCTAAATCATCTTGTTCTAAATTTTTAGCATTACCTTCTACATTAATGTAGTGTCTATCTGCTTCTAAAATTTTATGATTCATTTGACAGGATAATATAAACTGTCCATGTTCTTTTGTATAAGGTACTATATGTAATTGTTTATCCATCATTTGTTACTAACCTCGGGTATAGTGATAAGACTGTCAAAGGCAAAGGTTGTGCTTGTCTAACAATCATAAATCCATCTGTATCATAATTTCCTCTAAACTCTACTTCTTTATCTCCTGTGAATGGTGGAATACCTTGGTCCATAGGATCACTTGATGTTCTAAATGGAACTCTCTCCATATTATTTAAATCGGGTCCTATCTCAACACCAACACTTTCATATAATCTTGCAGTAACTTCATATATTCTTTTTGTTTTAGCTTGTGAAGTACCATTCTGCGAACCAGCATCTATTCTCATTGTTTTTAACAATGATGTATATCCTAATCCTACTTTAACATTACTTGCAGATCGGTCTAATGTTATTGAACCCGAACTTACAATTTTATCTGGATGTGTTGCGCCATCAGCTAATATAGAAACTGTTTGTCCTTCAAGATGTGATAATCCAGAAATAGTTGTTGCTGCGGATCCACTGTAAGATAATTGTGAATCTAAAAAATTAAATGATGTGTTATCTGTTTCATCAAAATTAAATGTATTTAAATATTCTACATATCTTTTAGTTGCGCCATTAATTGTTCTTTTAATAATCATGTACAATTCATACTCACTATCTTCAGTTGGTATTACTGCAACAGATTCACAAACTGCTTTACCACTGTCAAAAGCTCCACCAAAAACATGTCTATGCCAAGCAACTACTTGTTGTTCTCTTTGATATGTTAATGCAATTAACTCACCATCATTTCTTACACACCAAATAATTGCTAGTGGCTCTTCTTGATATGCCATCTCTACAATACCACTATTAGTAACGTGTTCGGCAAGGATAGTTAGATCCGGAGCTATATAACCATCTACATCAAAGTTATAAGCAAGTTCTCTAATTTTTCTTTTAGCTCTTTGTAAAAACAAAGTAGCATTAGCAACTGCGATTGCATCTGTGTTTGCGGCACCATGGTTAGATTGTTTTTTAATTAGAATGTTTGTTGGTGTAACAGCATCATTATCTCCACCACCACTAACTGTAAACTCACCACCTGCAGTACCAATAATTAAAGTTCTACTAGCTGCCATAAATCTTATTGCATTAACTTGGTTAGATGCGATTGTATAAATAATTGCATCATCATCTGCTACAGTACCACCAATGTTTGCATCCATATTTTCATAATCACCAGACTTAGAAAAAAATACTGTTTGTGGTTGTGATAAAGTTGCGGCAAAAACCAATCGTTGTTCAAAGAATGATACACAAGAAGGATGACCAGTAGTATCTGAAAACGCACCTAAGTTCCAATCAGTAGAAGCACTGGTTGATCCCATGTCTACTAATATTTCTATAGTTACATTTAATGTATCTGCTCTTGCAGTAATTTTTCCATAGCCATCTCTAAATCTAACTAACCTTCCAACGTCTGTTGTTTGAAATCCTGTATCATTATTGATACCTGTAATTGCTGAAGCTGTTAAAGTTCTACCAGTTCCTACAGTATGTGCTGAAGTTGTAAATGTAGTTGCAGATGTATTCGTATCTAAGTATGGACCATTAGTAAAATCTACTTCTGTTAATGTCCAAGAGGTATGACCTGTTCTTGCTAACTTCCTAGTTTTGTGATTAGGATGTGTAATGTACATTACGTCAGCAGATTGTGCAAACTTAATATCAAAAAGTTCTGCAGTAAGATAAGGTGTAGATATTTCATAAGGAGATCCACCAGATAATATCTGACCATTATCTCTATAAAATCTAATGTACTGATTACCTAATTCTAAAATATAAGTTTGTGTTGTAGAAAATTCAAAAGGTATTATTCTTGTTTTAGCAGCACTTGATTTTACTTCAGCAATAAAAGTTGTTCCGGGTCTACGAGCTGCAGCACCATGTGGATAGATAACCATATTTTCTACAGTTGCGCAACCTGCAGAATATTTTGCTAAATCATTTCTACCATCTAATCTTGGTGATAATTCACCTGCTGTAAAATTTGAAATTTGTGCAGCTACTCTAGCCATGTATTAGAACCTTGAGTTAATAAATGTACCAGCATCTATAACATCTGCCATTCCATCTTCTTGAGTGGTATTATATCCTTCAGTTGAATCAACAAATCTAGCATCTTTTAATTTTTCTTGATAAAGAGCAATCATGTTTTGTTGCGTGGTATTGTTAGATGTAATAGCATAAGCTATATCTGCAGCTAATGCTGCTGATAATGTTTCTCTTAAATTTTCATCATATTGATTTGGATCTGTAACTCTTGAGATATATAATATTTTCATTGAAGAGTTGTTAGATAATATTGATCTACCTTCTACTTTATGATTTGAATCATAATCTAATATTCTAAGTAATCTTAAACAATCACCGGGTAAATTATATTTAAAACTGTAACCCCATGCAGGAGTATCTGTTGATGATGCTAGTTCTACTCTTTCTTGTAAGCAGTTCCAAGGGTGTGATCTGAATACTGCATCTCTTACTTGAGTGTATCTTGAATTACAAAGTCTAGCATTTTTAGAATCTTCTGTAAGTGATAGGATTGTTGTTGCACCAAGTTGATTTAATGCTCCATTACAAATATCTACTGTTGATGCCATACTTACTCCATATTTCTTTTTGAGTTAATTGCAACTCATCTTTTTTCTGTTTAGTTCTACTATTAATATCTAATTCATTTATAATTTCAACTAAAGCATATCTATAAACTCTATTATCGTCTTGCCATTGAAAATGCAATAAATCTTTAGGCTCTTTGTATAATCCTAAGTTTCTAGGATCAAAATCACTTTTTGTCATTTTTTAGTATATATTTTCTTCTAATACTTCTATCGTTTTGTAGTTGCCAAATTTCTGCTTCAGTTCTTTCAAGTTTTGCATCAAAACCATAATGCACTTTACTTGTATTTTTAAATCTATCTACCAATACATATCGGTAAACATGGTTACCTTGTTTAAAATGTAATACTGGTTTTAAATCTTTTATTTGTTTCATATATCCTAGGCGGGTTCCACTCTCGCTTCCCCCGCCTAAAATTCTAGTTATTAGTCAATTACATATAACACTTGCAACTGAATAGTACCAGTACCATTAGCACCTGCTAATGTAACTGTAACTGGAACACCATCTTTGTCAGCATCTGTTACTGTATTTTTGCCTAATGCAATCGTGTCTAACACTGCAACACTTTGTGCAGAAGTTGAAGCTGCCGCAGCTTTATATTCGTCTACGTCTGCTGCTTCGCTTGTACCATCTGCTTTAGTGTGTGCTGCGTAACCTACAGAGATAGTAGTTGATGCACCTAGTGCATCATAAGCTACTGATCCCGATAAAAGTCTCGCACCATTTGGTATGCTAAACATGTGTATTGTTGATTGTTCTGCACTCGCTTCATATTCAGCAAAAGCTACTCTTACTCTACCAGCAAGTTCGTTTGCTTTTACTTTTTCAGAAGGAGTTGATGCAATCAATGCTTGTTGTATTGAGTTTGCCATATTTATATCCTCCTTCTATTATGCTTCGTGTGCTTGGATTTCAACTACCTTTTCTTCTTCCATTCTTGTAGCACCAATGCTCATGCAGTAGTACACTTGAGTAGCATAAGATTTGTCAGCTCTTTCGTCAATTCTAGCTGAAACATCTTTACCAACTGCTAATGTAATACCATCTTGTGCAAACGCGATACATGATCTTTTAGAAGATGCAATAGATAGTCTGTTAGATACTATAAAGTTAAAACCTAAGAACGAGTTGATTTCACCATTTGCTAATGCTTTAACAGTGTTGAAATCTGAACTTGTTACTTCAGTTGTTCCTAATAGATCAGTGATTTGTCTTGGGGATACCACGATAAATCTAGCGATTGATGGATCCACACTTGCTAAGTCGAACTTTTCTTTTGCAGTTCTTAACTTCGCAATAGTTAAACCATCAGTACCAGCTTCTGTAATCTTCTGTGCAGAAGGTAATACAGTTGAAGTTGATCCTGTTTCGCCAGTAAATGCAGTTCCTGTAGCGGCACTGATTACCACGTCATCCATTGCTCTACCCATTGCCATAGCAGCAGCTTGAGCATAAGATGAAGTTGGGTCTATTAAAAGACGTACTTTATCTTGTTGATCTATTAAATCCGCAAATTCGTAATCCGCAAGAGATACTCTTCTTCTTGCATGTGGAGTGTCGATTTGTGGAGTGTCAGAATGTCTGCTAGTTTTTAAAACAGCAGTTACACTTCCTACTTGATCGAAGAAAGCATTTTTTCCGACAACAGATTCCAGACGTACTTTGTCTCTTAATAACGATCCCATTTGTTGAGATAGCATTTGTATGTTAGCAGAATACTGCTGTACAAAAGCTGTAGTTATTTGTGATGACATATTAGTCTCCCATTGTTGTGATTTATATTAAACAATCAGAGAAGTTATCCACCTGCGTAGGCATCTCTTGGATTTAAAGTCTTTTAGACTAGAAGTCTATCCCTTCTTGCCAGTAAGGTTCTTTTTAGGAATTGTCTTACTCTTAATCCATTTATAATAATTTTCACAGATTGGCAAGGGATCATTTTTTTGGAACTCTGTTCCATTTTCTTTTACAATCCTTAATATCTCCAATTTAAGCTCTTCATTATTTAAGTGATCATTTTCCATCATTCAACATCTCTCTTAAAGTATAGACTTGTTGAACAACTTTATCGTGATCTGGATGAGATTTGTTCCAATATGGACCATTAATATCATTAGTGATACTTGATATTTCTGTTTCAATATCTGAAACTGAATTAACACTTTCACTTTCAGTTGTAACCATTTTATCTTCTGACATCATACTTGCTATCTTTGCAAAACCTTTGATTATTTCTGGATGATCACCAAGTCTAGTACCATTTGATAAAGTCATATCTAATACTTCTGGATTAATATTTGCTTTAGCAATCGCACCAGCTTGTTTTACTTTTGCATCAAAGTCTCTACCCCATTCTTGTCTTAGCTCTTGCTCTGCTTGAGCTTGTGCAGTTTCAGTATCTATCTTTGCTTGTTGTGCAATGCCTTCCATATTATTTTTATAAAAGTCTAAGATACCTTCAGCTTGTTTATTATTTAAACCCAGTTTATGAGATTGTTCGGCAAAAGATTTAACTGCGCTGTCATCCATTTGCACTACATCAGATTTAATATTTAAATTATATTGATCCGGTGTTTCTGGTCTACCAAGTTTTGTATAGGCTTCTTCCCATACTTCTTCTGTAGAATTTTTATTAGGTACAGATATTTTGTCTTGACCAATCATTCTAGTTGCATTGATATAGCTTTTTGCTAACGCATCTATCTCTGTAAATTTTTCAATGTTAGGATCGTTTCTATATGCTTCACTTATAGAATTTTTCCAAGATGATTCAGTTGGTTGCGGTGCAGGTGTGTCTGCGTTTGCAACAGTTGCTTGAGTTGCTTGTGGTTGTGTTTCTGTAGTCGCTTGATCTACAGGCACAGTTTCTTGTGTTATCTGTTCATTTGACATTTTTATGTTTCCTTATTTTCTCGTAGCATTGATTTAATAAATAGAATGACACTACGTTGTCCTTCCATATATGCACTCTCATGGCTATCACCTTTTACATTTGTGGTAGAATGATAATGACATCTTTTTTCAAGATCAGCTAAGACTTCTTTGCCTTCGTCTGTATTGAATATTGTTTTGTAGTTTGTTTGTAAACCCTTTAAAAATTTTTCCAGTTGTTTTGTTTCCATATTATTCCACTTCAGAATTTGCTAAAGCTCTTGCTTCTTCCGGCAATGCTTTGGCTAGTGGTGCTACATCTCCTGCGGCTTGTGCAACTTGTTGCATCTGTGCCATTTGTTGTTGTTGTTGTGCTGCTTGTGCAGCTTCTTCTCTTTCTGCATTAACTTGTGATTGTAGTTTTAAAACTTTTTGCGGAATTCCTACAAGATCAGCAACATGTTTAACTAACGCATCAAAATTAATATAATCAAATACTGGAGCTACATTAGCAAGTGATCCTAATATTTCTATACCCCTAGTAATTGATGAAAGCTCTGTAGATTTTTGTGCTTTAGCAAGAGGAGAAACATATTCTATTTCTATGTCTTGACCCGACAAAAATTCTGGTGCAGGAGCAAACTGTCCTCTTCTAAATAAAATATTAAAACATCTATCAATCATTGGTTTTAATAATTCTGATTGTAGTCTACCTAACACTGGACCCAATAATCTCATCTTCTCTTCGTTTCTTTGTATGACTTCTGTTGCTGTCATTTGTGGTCCTTGTTGCAACATTAATTGATCTACATAAAAAACATTTCTAATAGCAGTTCTTCTTTGCTCTTCCATATTCAAACCTAGTGGATTGTTTGCACCAATGTTTAGTGGTTCAATTCTATCTCTTGTACCACTTCTATAAAAATTTAATCCACCCGGTACAGTTCTAACTGGTAATAAGAAACCATCATCCGGAACTAATAGCGGTGGGTCCACTTGTTTCTGCGCAGCTTTGATTGTAGTTTTTGACATCTCGTTTAGCATCTTTACGTCTGGCAAGGCTGTCATAGCTGGTGATCTTCCATAAATTTCGTGTGATGCTTTTAAGTATCTAGGAACTACAAAAGGAAATTCTTGGAAACCCGATACTGATAATTCATTACCATTTTTCATTTCAATATACACAGATTCAAATGGCATGTTTTCTGTATCTTTTAAATTAGGATTAAAATCTGATCTTGGGTATACAACATGTAATATATCTACTTCGTTGTATGGATCTTTTTTTTCTTGTGCTTGAATGTCAGTTGATATTTTAGTCCCAAACTGTTGTATTGCAGCTCTTACTGATAATTTAAATTTTCTGTATACTGTATCTATTCTACCTTTGTCATCTTCAGCAATAAAAATTTCGTTAATGTGTCTTGTAGAAAATTTTAATATATCTTCATTATCTTCCTGTATAAACATTGCTGCTGTACCAAAAGTAATTAGGTCATGGTATAATTCAAATATTTCTTGTTGAAAGTTTGATCTGTTAAATGCTGTGTACATAACATCAGTTGCACTCTCTAACCAAAGTTTAGCTTCATCTTCCATTTCTAATTCTGAATTTTTAAATCGTAGTGAGAACCAAGGTGTTGATGGATTAGTTAGCATCCCATGTAATGATGCTGCTAGTAATTCTACTGCTTGTATTGGAGATGAATCAAAAATTAATTCTGTTCTTTTATCACCTTTTGATCTTGTCTTGGTAACATCTGCTTTTCTTGGTTGCATGTAGTCTGCAACTTCTTGCCAATGCGTTTCCCAATTTTGTCTTTGCGCTTTTAATCTGTCAAATCTTGACAATAAAGATTTAGTTAAATCTGTTTTTGCCATTATACCGATCCTAATAAACTTTTCTTACCTAATGAATAATCTTCTGAAACTTGTGTTACACCTTTTGAAGATGTAAGTAAATTTTGACTTCTTCCTCTTTTTTTAGTTCTTCTTGGATCATATTTTTTATCAGAAGTTTTTGTTTCTTCAGATTCTGTTGAACCCGGTTTTTCTATACCAATATTTACTCCTCCTTCAACATATCTATTTCCATCTGCTCCATAAATTTCAACTGCTGGACCATAACCAGCTCTTGCATTAGCTCTGCCTACTGCTTCTCTTGATTCTGGAGTATTTGGATCTTGTTCAACCTCTCGACCTGTATTTCGATTAATTTTGTTTCCATAAGCATCTGTCTTACCAGATAATCTATTTTTCATGTAAGACGAATAACTATCTAATGTATTAGTATAACCACCTCTATTTTTGCTTGTTAAAACTTTTTCTTGAAAAAATTTTCTATTACCTTCAAATTGTTTTTGACGCAATTCTCTTGTAAATCCAGATATTCCTGGAGCAAAAGGTATATCTTTTACTTCGTAATTATCTAATTCATATTTTCCAACATTTGCTTTATCTGTTTTTGTTCGAGTGTAAGTTTTTTCAGCACCCGAAACTTCTAAATCTTTTTTAGCTTTTTTTCTGCTATTTCTTGAGTTTCCTCCTTGTTGTCCTGATGGTCCACTTGCACCCATAATTATACTCCGAATGTTAATGAAGATTTAGTTTCTCTAGTTTCTTTTTTTAAAGGTTTCTTTTTTAAAACTAAAGGCTCTTCAATATTAATTTTTTCCTTTATTTGTTTTTTAATCTCTTTAGGTTTTTTTTTAAAAATTTTTTTAATTTTTTCAAACATATTATATTACAAATAATTTTTTTTTAGATATTTTTACATTGTTTGATAACAAACCACCAGAAGTTATTACTCCACTTTTAGCTTTTGAAACATATCTTATTTTTTTTGTTTTAGTATTATTTTTTGTTTTAGTATTATTTTTTGTTTTATTGTTTGCTGTTTTTTTAAGTAATTTTTTTACTTCTGGTTTATTTAATAATTTTGGAATTAATTTACCGATCATCTGACTTACCTAATAATGTTTCTAATGCTTCTTCTTTTGATTCTTGTATTCCAAGAGGTGAAGTAAGTATTGTAGATTTTCTACCTCTTCTTCTTCTCATAATAGCATCTTGTTCTTTTTTAATTCTTTCTTTTTCTTCTGGTGAAAGCTCATCACTTGGTGGCTCCGGTGCCGGAGGTGGTGGTGGCAATGATGGCATTTTTGGTTTAAATATTGAACCCATAATTACAAAATCCTATAATTATTATCTGCTACACTTTGTGGAGCAGTTTGTCTAGTATTAATTTCTTGGAGACCAACAGCGAGATACCTCATGGCATCACACGCATGGCTGCTCCAATCATGGACAGGCTTTGATCTAAACATTCTGTTTTTATCAATGTACTTCCTGTGGTAATGTCTTAACGCATCTATCAAACTTTTGCAATGGTCTATATCAATCCAACATCTAGGTAACATCATTGTTGTTGCATGGATCCCATCTTCTAATGGAATTTTTGGTACGACTTTAAACCTTAATCCTAATTGTAGTGCGACCTCTCTCCGGGTTTTGCCATTTCCAAATTCGGTAACTTCAATGTCATGCGGAGCAAAATGATCTTTGTAGATATATTCTTTTTCATTAATCATCTTAATATAATAAGGTAAACCTTGACCTTTCTCTTCATGGTAATCAATAATGTTTATGGATCTGCCAAGTTGCTGATAAAATATTATAGAACTATGATCTGATACTCCAAGGTCCCAAGCTGTAGATACTGGTAGCGCAGGATCGTAAGGCACTCTGGTAAGCTGTCTGTCATCATCAAGTTTTGCAATAACATCTCCATATACTGCGCCTTCTATGTTGGCAATCCAATCGCACTCAAACTCCTGTTGATACTTCTTGTCTCCCATAACTTCTTTTGCCTTATCTAATTCATCTTGATCAACTATCTTTGTAGAACTAGCTTTAGCTTTGTAGTGAAACCAATCATCTGCGCCTTGTGCGTGTTGGTATAATTCGTAAAAATTGTTCTGCATACCAGAAGGTGTACCTATAAATACGCAGTAACCCTTTCTGTCAGATAGTGCTGGTCTAATTATTTCTGGAAACAACTTACTGTTTACGTTTGCGTACTCATCAATTACACAGCCATCTAAGTATATACCTCTTAACCCATCTGGGGATTCGGAGCCTAGCAGGGTGATACGAGAGCCATTTGGTAAGTCTACACGAAGCTCTGTTTCATTAAACTTGGTGTGAGGTATCTTGGCGGTAAATTGTTTCATATAATCCCATGCAATAGACTTTGCTTGTTTGAAGGTGGGTGCAATATAGGCATATCTAGGATTCTTATTTTGGGACAGCAATGCTGACCTAATTAGGTGGTTGATCATACATACTGTTTTGCCAAACCTTCTGTGGCATACCAGTACATTCCATCTGTGATTATCTATTTGTCTGTGCAAGTAGGCTTGATGCTTCCTTGGTGTGTATGGTATTTTAATATCCATTCTTAGTGTATTCTGTCGGATCCAATATTATTTAAAGATTTATAGTCAAAACCCATTGATAGCATGGCATAGCTAATAAATAAATCTGCAGCTTTGTTATTGGGAAAGCCATAAAACTTAATTATTACATTGTTTGTGCCTTCTTCAATATAAGCAACTGAATCTAAATCATCCATACTAAAGTAATCCATGTACTACATTTAGTGCATTTGAAAAAAAATAAAACTAAAAAAGTGTTTGTGTATAAAGGGGTGGGTGGCTGTAAGGGTGTCCTCAAGTCCGGTCTATATATATATAATAAAATGCGGTAGGTTTTTGGGGGTATAGGGGGTCAAGGTTTTCAAAAAATAGGTCCTTGTTCTATATATTATATCTTTTTTAGATTAGTGATAATAAAAGATTATCAAACCTAAAGAGGTTTATGTTTTATTTTCTATAGATAGGTCAGTAATACTGTCGTTTGTTTTATCGCACAAAAAAAGTTTGCGCTCTATGAATTAAAATAGGAACATTCTAAAACAAATTTAATAGGACCCAATAAACATTAAAACAATTCTAAACTATAATATTGTTGCAAATATATCACACTAATAATAATTAAATCTTTTTTGTATATGCCTTA